ACATTTTCAGACTGCTGTTAAATCGTGTTCTCAAGGTGGTGTTCGTGGTGGCGCGGCAACCTTACACTACCCCTTTTGGCACATGGAAGTAGAAGATCTTCTAGTACTAAAGAATAATAAAGGTACTGAGGATAACCGAATTCGTCATCTAGATTATTCGGTACAGTTTAATAAGGTAATGTATGAACGCCTTTTGGCTGGAGGTAATATCACCCTCTTTTCACCTCATGATTGCAAGGATCTCTACGAAGCGTTCTTTCGAGATGCTGATGAATTCCGTACTCTTTACGAAAAGTATGAGCGAAATCCAAAAGTCAGAAAGAAATCAATTCCAGCCATTGATCTATTTAGTTCCTTCATTACCGAACGAAAAGATACAGGACGAATCTACTTCCAAAACGTAGATCATTGTAATACTCATGGCTCATTTGATCGGACAAAAGCTCTAATTAAGATGAGCAATCTGTGTGTCATAGGAGATACAATGATTACGATCGAAGATCAAGAAGGATCTATTGCAGATATTAGAATTGAGGATTGTAAAGTTGGTCAAAGAGTTTACAGTAGAAACTTAAAACTCGGTAAAGACGAATTTAGAACAATTACGGATTTTGCCAAGACTGGGATTAATCGCAAGGTCATGAAAATTACCGATGAAGAAACTGGTAATTCTATTACTTGTACTCCTGAGCATATGATCTATACTGAAAATAGAGGGTATGTGATGGCTAAAGAACTTACGGAAAATGATATTTTAAAAATTCAAAAATAATTTAGTTGGCATTGTGATTTCTGTATAAATAAGTAAAAGGAGAAATCACAATGCCAATAGTATATAAAATAACTAATAAAACTAATAATAAATCGTATGTTGGATATACTGTAAGAACTTTAGAACAAAGATGGAGTAATCATCTGTCTTCCGTTAGACAAGGAAGTAATTTTAGATTTCATAATGCAATAAGAAAATATGGTGTTGATAATTGGACACTAGAAATTCTTTGTGAATCAGATGATCTTTCATTTATCAAAAAACAAGAAGAAGAAATTATTTTAGAATTAAATCTAACTAATAATAAGTTTGGATATAATGCAAAGCCTGGTTGTTGTGGTGGTTGGATTGTAAAGCCAGAAAATTATGAACAATGGAGATTATCTCAGAAACTTAGAAGTTCTGGTAGTAATAACGGTAATTCATCGGATATAAGTAATGATGAAATAATTGATGTTGCTATTAAATTTTATAATCAAAATAATAGAATACCAAGCCATAGACAATTGGTGAAATTTGGTTCAGAACTTGGTGTAAAGATACCAAAACATTTCACTGATTATAGATTTGATGGTTCTTTTAAAAACTTGATTAAAATACTTGAAGAAAAATTACAATGTGAATATACACCACACGTAAAAACAAATGAACACAGACGAAATTTATCTGATGCAAATAAAGGTAAATTTTGGTGGTCATGTGACGAAATTGAGATTAGCATTCAGTGCAAAGAACACGAATTAGATAAAAGACATAATTGGTATAGAGGTAGAAAATATGGCAATAAGAATTGAGTACATTGAAGAAGAATACGATGTATTCGACATTACGGTAGATAAAAATGAGAATTTTTATGCTAATGGCATTCTAATTCATAACTGTCAAGAAATTACATTGCCCACCCGTCCACTCGTTGACATTAATGACGAGAATGGTGAAATTGCATTATGCACATTGGCGGCAAAAAACTGGGGTAAAGTAAAGAAACCATCCGACTTTGAAAAGCCATGTACATTAATGGTTAGGACTCTAGATGCACTACTCGACTATCAAGACTATCCTGTTAAAGCTGCTGAACTATCTACAAAGGCTCGCCGTCCTCTCGGCATTGGTATCATTAACTTTGCTTATTGGTTGGCCAAAAACGGATCATCGTACATCGTACCTAATCTTTCTCTTATCCATAATTACGCTGAAGCTTGGTCGTACTATCTGATTAAGGCTTCTGTTGATCTTGCAGAAGAATTTGGAGCTTGTCCTAAGTCAGATGAGACTTTGTATGCTCAGGGTATCATGCCAATTGACACTTACAAAAAAGAAGTTGATGAATTGGTAGAACCTGTTTATCATATGGACTGGGATACACTACGTGAACGTGCCAAGAAGTTTGGAATTCGTAACTCAACTCTAATGGCACTAATGCCTGCGGAAACATCTGCACAGATTAGTAACTCAACTAATGGTATTGAACCTCCTCGTGCTCTTGTTTCTATTAAGCAGTCCAAGGATGGTGTACTAAAGCAGGTAGTTCCTGGCATCAATAACCGTAATATCAAGTATGAACTTCTATGGGATCAACCAAGCCCAGAAGGTTACATAAAGATTATGGCAGTACTCCAGAAGTTTATTGACCAGTCTATTTCAACTAACACTTCATATAATCCAAAGTTCTATGAAGATGGTAAGATTCCTATGTCAGTAATGCTTCAACATCTTTTGATGATGTATAAATACGGCATTAAGACTGGATATTATTTCAATACTCTGGATGGTGCTGGTGAAATTGATCTAAATGAACTAGCAGCTGGTGAAGTCGATACAGAGGATTGCGATTCTTGCAAGATTTAATTGAAGAAAAAAGAGGTAAGCGGAGACGTTTGACTCAATCTAAAATTAAAAAACAAAAGAACTTGGCTAAACTGAGTGGTCTTTCTGATAAAGGGCAAGACCACAGGTTTGCTAAAATGCATGCTTTAAATTGTGGTATTCCTGGGTGTGTTATGTGTGGAAATCCACGAAAAATCTGGAAACAAAAGACTCTTCAAGAAAAGAGATTTTTACAAGGAAACGACGATGAATAGTTTAGGATACATTCTAATACATAATGATATGTGGGAAGATTGCGGCAAAATCTTTAAAGTACTAAGCTATTATAAAGATGGTTAAAGTACCGGAATTCATCTTGAATTACAAACTAATGATGGCTTGACTGAAAAAAGAACTGTACCAGAAGCATATATAGAGTGGATCCAAGAGGGAGATCTTAATGTCGATTTTTAATATTAATGTTGTTAAGAGTCATCTACAACGTACTTGCTTTTTTGATGAATCAGTTGATGTTGCACGTTATGATAAAGTACGATATCCTGCATTTGAAAAACTTACTGACAAGCAACTTGGTTTCTTTTGGAGACCAACTGAAGTTGAACTATCAAAAGATTCTAAGGATTTCAAGAATTTAACTGACCATGAAAAGCACATCTTTACATCCAATCTCAAACGCCAAATTCTTCTTGACAGCGTGCAAGGTCGAGCCCCTTCTCTGGCTTTTCTGCCGATCTGTTCGCTACCTGAACTCGAAACCTGGATCCAGACATGGGCGTTCTTTGAAACAATCCATTCTAGGTCGTATACTCATATCATTCGTAACATCTATCCAGATCCTTCAAAGATCTTTGACGAGATGCTGGACATTCCTGAAATTGTAGATTGTGCTGGTGCCATCAGTAAGTACTATGATGATTTGATTACTCTAAACAATACACTTGGTTGTCCAGAATCGCAATATGGTTATACGCCAAAGTATCGATATGATCACAAGAAAGCACTTTGGCTCTGTCTCAATGCAGTCAATGCTTTAGAAGGTGTTCGTTTCTATGTTTCGTTTGCATGTTCGTGGAACTTTGCCGAACTCAAGAAGATGGAAGGTAATGCCAAAATCATCAAGCTCATCGCTCGTGACGAGAACCTTCATCTTGCCTCAACTCAGCAGCTCCTCAAGATTCTTCCAAAAGAAGATCCAGACTTTGCTAAGATACAGGAAGAGACTCGGGATGAATGCATCAACATTTTCCATGAGGTTGTCACTCAAGAAAAGAAGTGGGCTAGTTACCTTTTCAAGGATGGCTCGATGATCGGTCTTAATGAGTCAATGCTTTGTGACTTTATTGATGAACGTGCAGACAAATGCCTAAGAGCTATGGGTCTACCAACACAGTTTGGTAATAAGCAGAAAGTTCTTCCTTGGACTGCTAAATGGATTGCAGGTGCTGATGTTCAGGTAGCACCACAAGAAACCGAAATTTCGTCATATGTTATCGGTGAAGTAAAACAAGATATTAATGAGAATTCATTCAAAGGATTCTCATTGTAAGGAGATTAAATAAATGGATTGGATTACGTGTACTGAATGTCAAGAAGAATTTAAAGTAATTGCGGATAGTCTAGAGTCAATCTCATATTGTCCATTCTGTTCAGCGGATATTGTTGAAACTGAAGATGAAGAATCAGAAGATCTAGATGAATAAATAAATCTTTTAGTTGATTGAAAGATTTATGAATGTCGTGGTTTTATAAAGATAAAGAATTCGAATACTCAGATGAATGGTATGGTTTCATTTATCTGATTGAGAATCTAAAAACCGGTCGTAAGTACATAGGCCGTAAATATCTAACTAAAGCCGCATATAAAACAGTCAAGGGTAAACGAAAGAAGATCCGTAAAGAGTCCGATTGGGAAACTTATTACGGATCTTCTCCGTCTTTACTTGCCGATG